CAGTACGGAAACGAGTTGTTTTTCCGAGTAGCGCGTGATGGGGTGGACGCTTGGCAAGGAGTGGGAAGCCGAAAAAACAGGATTTGGCATTCCGGCAATATTGAGCCGTTGACTACCAATACCACCCAAACGATCACGGCGGAGAAGACTTTCTCAAGCTCCATAAACTCCACCATCGCCGGCGGCGCCTATTTGGATTGGAAGTGGCGGCCTGCAACCGTTGTGCTTTCGTGCCCTCGGAACGATTCAGCCTATGCAATATGGCGAGCCGTTCAGTATGGGACTCGTTATTTGGGTGCGTTTGACGTGCATGCAAACTCCAGCGACACCGGAGTCGTTTCTGCCGTGATGCACCTCAATGGTGGTGGAGATGCCGTTTATAGCCATTCTTGGTCCGGGCCTAATTATGAAGCGCCGGGCAATATCATTGCGGGCGGGGTAATTAGAACGGGGCAATTTACACGCGCCACGTTACCGATTGCGAGTACGTGTCCGGGTGCGATGGCGATCATCACTGATGGCCCAAGCGGGCCAACGCATGTTTTCAGCAACGGCCAGAAATGGCGCGTTCCAACCATGACAGACCTCTGAGGCTTATATGAGCACTCCTTTTTTGTATGAACTCCTGGTGAGAGGATCGCCGGCAGGCATTGTTGGCGCGCATGTGATCTATGCCGCCGAAGTTAAAAATGCATTGTCCGGAGAGATTCGAACAGAGACGGGCATGGCTCAGCCGGTTGCGATCATCGCGGGAGCAGCCGGCCAACCTCTTGGCGAAATCGCTACTGCGCTCAATATCAGCGCGCTGGCTGAAATCGAAACGCTGAAGCAGCGGTTGCAAGAACGGGATGCGCAGATAGTAGACCTGCGAGCGCAGGTTTCTGCATTGTCCGAGAATGGGGTCCAATGATGCGGTGGCTGATCTTGATTGTGGTCATCCAGCAGTTGCTGGACATCGCAAGCACTTGGTATGCCCTTCGCACCGGCATCGGCCGAGAGGCCAACAGCTGGCTGGCGCGCGTGATGGGCCGCATTGGCGTGTTGCCCGCGCTACTGCTGACCAAGCTGGCGCTTCTGGCTGCGTGCTGGTGGCTGCGGCCGCCATGGCTGGCCTACGCGATCCTGGCGGTGATCTACACCGCGGTGCTGATCAACAACTTTCGAGCAATCCACCAGGGCCGGCAAAACCGGCCCTGATTCATTTAGGGAGGACGCATGCAAGAACACGAAAAGGGGCTGTTGGCGCTGCTGGTGGTGGGCGCGCTGATTGGGATCGGCAAGCTGCTGGCCAGCCAGGAGGAAATCACCGTTCGCCTCGCCCTTGGGCGCGCGATTCTCGGCGGCGCAACTTCGACGATTGCCGGCGTGGCATTGATGCAGTTCCCCAACCTGCCACTGCCTGCTCTTGTCGGCATCGGCGCAGGCCTCGGCATTTTGGGCGCCCAGTACCTGGAGGCGTGGCTCAAAAAACGCGCAGACGTGATGCAGTAGCAATCGACTCAAAACCCAGTGGCCCGCCAAGCGCGGGCTTTTTCTTTCTTGGAGGCATGCATGAAAACAAGCGATGCAGGAACCACGCTGGTGAAGAGTTCCGAGGGACTGAAGCTGATCGCATACAAATGCCCGGCTGGCATCTGGACGAACGGCTACGGCCACACGGGGCCGGACGTAACGCCTGGACAAGTCATAACCCAGGTCCAGGCCGATGCACTGCTGGCCCGTGACTTGGAGCGGTTTGAAGCCGGTGTCGCGCGGCTGGTCCAGGTGCATCTTAGCCAGAACCAGTTCGATGCGCTGGTCAGCTTCAGCTTCAACCTGGGCCTGGGGGCGCTGCAGGGCTCTACGCTGCTGCGATTGCTCAACGCGGGCGACTACGCCGGCGCGGCTGCACAGTTCCCGCGATGGAACAAGGCCGGAGGCAAAGAGCTGCCCGGGCTCACCCGGCGCCGCGCCGCTGAACAAGCACTGTTTCTGGGGAAATGAGATGAACTGGAGACTGATCATCGCCGGCATTGTGCTGGCGGCCGTGGCCGCCGCCGGCTGGCATTACCGCGCCGTGCTGGCCGAGCGGGACGCCGCGGCCCAGCGCGCTGAGGCTGCTGAAACGGTAGTTGTTGCGGAGAAAGCAGCCAGGGCAAAGGAACAGAGTACGGCCAAGAGCGACGCATCAGCCGCAGCGGCCTATCAGGAGGGATTGGAGAATGGAAAAGTTGAATTGCAGGGCTCTATTGCTCGTCTGCGTTCTCAGCTCCGGCTGCGCGACCAGCTCGCCGCCGCCGGTAGCTATCTGCCCGACGCTTCCTCCAGCGCCAGCCGACGTGATGCGTCCGCGCCAGCCGACTTTCTTGCAGCGCATGGAGACGATGCTCTCCGACTCGCTGCAGAAGCCGACGACGCAGTCCGACAGCTCAGCGCCTGCCAATTGATCTTGGCCACCGACCGCGCCGGCGCTGAGTGACGTCTATGCTGGAATCTGGTCACGACACCCGGATTCCAGCATGCCACCCGAAGAGATCCTCGAACGCGCCGCGGCCGCGTTCGACCACCTTGGACGGAGCAAGACGCTCACCTTGGGGCAAGGCGCGCGGATCGTTGCATCGTTTCGCGGCGTTGAGCCGCTGGCCGGCGACCTGTTTCCGGCGGATGACCGGCAGCTGGAGCTGGCGACGTGGATGCTGATGCTGATCGGTGAGACGGATAGATTGCTGGAGAGGTATCGCGGTTTAGGCTTGCACGGTCAGCTAAAAATGGCGGATGTGCCTTTGCTGCAGAACGCGGTCAAAGAAAGGTATCATGAGGTGATAGGTGGCAAGCCGGCGAAGCCATATTGA